ATTTCGTCGACGAACGCAGTGGCGAAATCATTACGCGCCCACCTGAAAAACTCGTATGCGCTTCTCGCGCCCGTGGGCTCGGATACCCTTATTACGAAAAATTCGGCGACTACATCCGTGCGCACGATAAGGTCAACCTTAACGGCAGATCCTACCCAGTTCCCAAATACTTCGACTCGCTCACCGAAAAAATCGACCCCGACCGCTTTGAGGAAATCAAAGAGAAACGGAGGGTCTCGGGGCTAAAACAAACTGACGCACTCAACCAAGAATCTTATGAAGCTTATTTAAAAAACCCGCACGCCGCTCACCGATTAACCGTCATAGAGCGGTGTCAGGAATTATCTTTTAAACTTTTAAAAAGGAATATTGAAAATGGCTAAAACGATGGTCTACTCAGTCTATGACTCTAAGGTTAAATACTTTCACTTCCCGATGTTCATGCGGAACCGCGGCGAAGCCCTTCGCTCCTGGGAACAGGTAGCGAATGATGAAAAAAGCTCTATTTGCCTACACCCGGCGGATTTCTCTCTTATGGAACTCGGAGAATTCGACGACCAAACCGCCAAAATCTCCTTCCATGACGTTCCCGAGTCCCTCGGGCTTGCTCTGCAGTTTAAGCGCGCGCCTGAAACAACGCCGCTTTTCGACCTCAAAAACGCTAACTAAGAAAGGTCCCTAGAAATGATCGGATCCACGAAGATGGGACGGATGCCTCCGTCGAAACATGACTTCTCCCGCGTACCTAAGGCTGAAATTCAGCGATCCTCGTTCGATCGCTCTTTCACCCATAAGACCATGTTCGACTCGGGGTATCTCGTACCCTTCTTCGCGGACGAAGTACTTCCGGGCGACACCCATTCGCTCTCCGTATCTTCTTTCTGCCGTCTCTCGACCCCGCTTCGTCCAGTAATGGACAACCTCTATATGGACATGCACTTCTGGTATGTCCCTTGGCGTCTCATTTGGAATAATTTCCAAAAATTCATGGGCGAACAAGATAACCCAGGAGACTCGACCTCGTATCTTATTCCTACGATGACGTCTCCAGCCAGCGGCCCTGCTGTCGGCTCTCTTTCCGACTACCTCGGAATCCCTACTGTCGGTCAGGTCGCTTCTACCAAAACCCTTACCTTCAACTCCTTCTTCCACCGCTGCTATAACCTCATCTATAATCAATGCTACCGCGACCAAAACCTCCAAGACTCCGTAGTCGTCGATAAAGACGACGGACCCGACACCTACACGGATTATGTTCTTCTCAAATCCGGAAAACGGCACGACTACTTCACGTCTGCCCTCCCTACGCCTCAAAAAGGCGACGCCGCGACGATCCCGCTCGGAACCCGCGCAAACATCGCCCAGGACCAATCCTCCGGCGGCAACACAATCGGCATTTATAATACTGCCGGTACCCCCGGCTTCTATGCGATGAACACGGCGGGCACTAACCTCGTGACCACCGCCGTTGCCCTTACCGAAGCCAACGCCATGTACGCCGATCTCTCGACTGCTTCGGCTGCTTCTGTGAATCTCTTCCGCCAAGCCGTCCAAATTCAACGCTTCCTTGAGATGGACGCCCGCGGCGGCACTCGGTACACCGAACTCGTCCAATCCCACTTCAACGTCACCTCGCCAGACTTCCGTCTTCAACGCCCAGAATATCTCGGAGGAAACACGACCAATGTTAACTTCTATCCAATTCCCCAAACCTCCGCTACGGGAGCCACTGGAACGACGACTGCTCAAGGCTCACTTGCTGCTATGGCAGTACAATCCGCGTCTGGCGGCGGCTTTTCTAAGTCGTTTACGGAACACGGCTTCATCCTCGGCATCGCGCGGATCCGAGCGGAACTTACCTACCAGCAGGGACTTCCGCGCATGTTCTCTCGTTCGACGAAGTACGACCTTTATTGGCCTACCTTCGCCCACCTTGGCGAACAGACCATCCTGAATAAGGAAATATATGCCACCGACGACACCGCAGCTGCGGACGACAACATCTTCGGCTACCAAGAACGCTACGCCGAATATCGCTACCGCCCTTCGATGGTTACTTCGAAATACCGCTCTACGGCATCCGGAACTCTTGACGTCTGGCACCTTGCCCAGAAATTCACCTCGCTCCCTACTTTGGGCGACACGTTCATCAAGGAATCTCCCCCTGTCGACCGAATCGTGGCGGTCAACACTGAACCGCAATTCTACTGCGACTTCCACTTCCGCCTAAAATCCGCCCGTCCAATGCCGGTCTACGGCGTCCCGGGCTTCATCGATCGGTTTTAAAAATGGGCTTCGGAATTGGCGACTTCTTCGGAGGCGCAATTGCAACTCAGGCCGGTGCCGTCTCCGGATATGGAGGCGACACCGGCTCGTTCCTTCAGGACGCCGCTACTGGCGGCGCTGTCTCGAACGCGAAAGCTGTCGAGTCCAACAACGCCATGCAAATGGCTAACGCCCAAAAACAGATGGACTTCCAAGAAAGAATGTCCAACACCGGCTACCAACGCACCGTCGCCGACCTGAAAGCCGCCGGCCTTAATCCCGCACTCGCCTACTCTAATGGGCCTGCCTCTTCCCCGAGTGGCGCCATGGCGACCACTCAAGCAACCCGTCCCGGGGACCGGGCCTCTGGCCTGCTCAATACTGGGAAGGACGTCCTGTCGATGGGGATGCAGGGTAAATCCGTAACCGCCCAGGTTGATCTCAACGAGGCGCAAGCCTCGCAAGCCACCGAATCTACGAAAAAGCTAAAATCCGACAAAGAACTCGCCGATGCGAAAGTTCAGCAAACGCTTTTCGAAACCCAACGCTCCGCGACCGCTCTCGACGTCGAAAAAGAAGAAGCGAAAGCGGCCAAAGAACAGGCGAAAGCCGACTTAAAACACGCCAAACTGAATAAAAACCTCACTCTGCTCGATGCAGCTACCGAACGCGCCCGCCAACTCGTACCCTTCACTTCACCTAAAAACGGCTCTCCTACCTATAACTTCTACAAAAACGGCTCTAAACGCTGAGGAAACCATGAAAAATGCTCTTGCCCCTAATTTCAGTTCTGCTGCTAACCGTAACGACGATACTTTGGCCAAAAAGTGGTCCGGTACCCCCGACCCCGCCTGGAGAGATCCCGGGCTGGATTGTTCCGGAGATCCTGGAAAAACCGACCCTTCCGGCGCCAAAGATGCCGACATCAATAACATTGTCGCCACGTACCATAAAACTGGAGTACTCCCCCTCCAACAGCGCGCAGCCGTCTTCGCAGACGTCTCCGACGCCCCGTCCTACCAAGAAGCCCTCCAGGTCGTAATCGACGCCGAAAAGGCCTTCATGACGCTTCCCGCAAATATCCGAAAACGCTTCGATAATGACGCAACGCAAATGCTCGCGTTTATCGACAACCCGGAAAATCGCCAAGAAGCCGCCTCCCTTGGCATGCTCAAAAGCGCCGCTCCTTCGCCCCAGCCAGCGGGTCCCGCCTCCTCTGGCGGGCAGCCAGCGGCCCCAAACGGCGCGCCCGGGGCGCCGTTGGCCCCAGCAACGCCCCAAAGTTAGACCAGTTCCCTACTTGATGTAACTGGTCTAACTGACAGCTCGCACCGCGTAAAGCTGTCTAAAAAAGGACCCAAAAACCCGAAAAAAAGGAACCCCATGGCACGCCGCAAATCGCTCTCCTACGGTAAATCCCAAAAGCTCTTCAAACGCACCGCTTCTAAAGTCCACCCCAAAAACGCACTCAAGCCAATGCGTGGCGGTATCCGCTTCTAAATAAAGGCTAAATAATATGCCCTGCTTCAGGCCCCTAACCGGGTTTAGGTCCCGCTACGTCAACCCGGCGACCGGGCTTCGTAGCATCACGTTCTCTCGTTCCAAGGCCCTCTTCCCTGTGGAAGAGCAAATCATTCCCTGCGGCCAATGCTCTTACTGCCGCCTCAAACACTCTCGCGACTGGGGTCTCCGCGTCGCTCTCGAATCTACCCTCTACGAAAATAACTCCTTCATTACCCTTACCTATAATCCTCAAAATCTCCCCAAATATGCACTTCTCAACTACGACGCCCCCGTCCTCTTCATGAAACGCCTCCGCGAATCCTTCGGCTCTGGAATCCGTTCCTTCGGCTGTGCCGAATACGGAGAACAATTTTCCCGACCCCATTACCATTTATGCTTGCTGAACTTCGATTTTCCTGACAAGAAAATCATCGGAAACTCATCAGCAAATTTCGGGAAACTAAAACGTGAAAATCCAATATTTAACTCTGAAAAACTTCAAGATCTCTGGCCGTATGGCCACACTTCGATTGGAACTCTCACACTTGAGTCAGCATCATACGTCGCCCGATACTGCACAAAGAAAGTGGGCGGAAAAGATGCTCCACATCACTATGATTTCGTCGACGAACGCAGTGGCGAAATCATTACGCGCCCACCTGAAAAACTCGTATGCGCTTCTCGCGCCCGTGGGCTCGGATACCCTTATTACGAAAAATTCGGCGACTACATCCGTGC